ACCTATTGCAGGTGGCGGTGCTGGCGGCTATTCTGGTGGTGGCGGTGGCTGGGCCAATACATCACCTGTAAGTGATGGCGGTGGTGGCGGTGGTAGCTTTATTGCCAATACTGTTATTAGTTCCGTAGCGACCAGCGACGGTAACTATAATGGATCAAATGTCTATAATGCTATTAGTATCACTAATCTAGCCGCGTGGAATTCAAATTCTGGTTATGTACAGATCACAAGAATATCATAATCATTGACAACTGTTGAAATTTAGTATATAATACATATATGCTGAATATCATCTCTGATTTCATTAAAAGCCTATTACCTGCAAAACGTAAAACAACTCCTAGTGGTTGGATTTCGTTCAATGCGCCTTGCTGTGTACACAACGGAGACTCAGCAGATACACGTGGCCGCGGCGGGTTAACTGCTAACGCAGATGGTAGCGTGTCATATCACTGTTTTAATTGTAATTTCAAAGCCAGTTATCAACCAGGTCGTCATTTAACATTTAAATTCCGTAAATTACTGTCATGGATGGGTGCTGGCGATAATGATGTTAAACGTCTGGTAATTGAAGCTATCCGTATTAAAGACCTAGTAGCACCAGAACAAGTAACAGAACCAGAAGAAAAAGTTGAGTTTAAGGTTAGAGAGTTACCGGAAGGCGCAATTAGTTTCCAAGCACTGCTCTCATTTCATTTGCTTGATGATTTACGTAATGTCCCGGAACTGTTAAATTCAGCAGTTGATTATGTTAAAGCTCGTAAAATTAACACAGACCGTTATGATTTTTATTGGACTGATTCAACAGATCATAGTCTACATCAACGTGTGATCATTCCTACAATCTGGGAAGGCCGCACTGTTGGCTACACAAGTCGTGCATTCGTAGACGGAGTAAAACCAAAATATTATAGCAGTTATGAACCTAATATGGTGTTTAACACTAACAATCAGCACCGTGATAATAAATTTGTTATCGTCTGTGAAGGCCCATTTGATGCTATGAGCATAGATGGTGTAGCAGTCTTAGGTAATGAATGTAGTGAAGTTCAAGCAGATATTATCGATAGCCTAGGTCGAGAAGTTATTGTGGTCGCCGATGCCGATAAATCAGGTAGTAAGTTAGTTGATGCGGCAATTAAGTATGGTTGGAGTGTGGCATTCCCTGTATGGCAAGAAGACACTGACTGCAAAGATATTAGTGATGCTGTGGTCAAATATGGTAAGTTGTTTGTGCTTAAATCTATTATTGACAGTAAAGAAACGAGCAAGTTAAAAATTGAACTCATGAAGAAGAGATTGTATAATTAATAATATGTCAAAAGAATATACCTCAGATTTACAAAAATTGTTTATAGAAATGATGTTGCAGAACCCAGAAAGCTATGTTAGGGTTCAAAACATCTACAATCCAGAAAACTTTAGTAGAGAACTACGCGAAGTAGCTAAATTTATCAAGTCACACAGCGATGAATATAAAGCTATGCCCACGCATGAACAGATTAAAGCAGTTACTAATGTAGAGCTTAAACATGTACCAGACCTAACAGATGATCATTACAATTGGTTTATGACAGAGTTTGAGGGATTTACTAAACAACAAGAATTAAGTCGTGCAATCTTATCAGCGGCAGATATGTTAGAAAAAGGTGATTATGATCCAGTTGAAAAACTAATCAAAGATGCAGTACAGATTAGTCTAACCAAAGACATGGGCACAGACTATTTCTATGATCCAAAAGCACGTATTAACAAATACTTTAACAGTGGTGGACAGGTAAGTACTGGTTGGCCACAAATGGATAAACTCTTATATGGTGGCTTTAGTCGCGGAGAATTAAACATCTTTGCAGGTGGATCTGGTTCAGGTAAATCACTTGTAATGATGAACATTGCCCTAAGTTGGTTACAAGCTGGCCTAAGCGGTGTGTATGTATCACTTGAATTGAGCGAAGAACTTTGCGCACTTAGAACTGATGCTATGCTAACTGACATGAGTACCAAAGATATTCGCAAGGATATAGACACAACTGAGCTTAAGGTTAAATTAGTAAGTAAAAAATCTGGACAATATCGTATTAAAGGATTGCCTGCACAGAGCACAGTTAATGATATTAGATCATATTTAAAAGAAGTGCAACTCCAAACAGGTATTAGAATTGACTTTGTTATGGTAGATTACTTGGATCTAGTAATGCCAGTATCAGTTAAAGTTAATCCAAATGATCAGTTTATCAAAGACAAATATGTCGCAGAAGAACTGCGTAATTTAGCTAAAGAATTAAATGTGTTGTTGGTAACAGCATCGCAGTTAAATCGTAGTGCTGTTGAAGAAATTGAATTTGATCACAGTCATATTGCTGGTGGTATATCTAAGATCAATACAGCAGATAACGTGTTTGGTATCTTTACCAGCCGTGCTATGAAAGAACGTGGTCGTTATCAATTACAGTGTATGAAGTCACGTAGTAGTACTGGCGTAGGACACAAGATTGACCTAACCTATAACATCGAAACTATGCGTATCACTGACGAAGGTGAAGATCTAAGCGGTGATAGTAATGGTGCAAGTCGTAATGTAAACAACGTATTAAACAACATTAAATCAAGTTCAACTGTAAACAAAGACACAGGTGAAATACTACCTAAGATTAATGCAGAAGTACAAAGTAGTAAACTTAAGAGTATGTTAGCAGGTCTTAAAAATTCAGAATGATAGTACCTGGTCACTATTGTGCCAGTTTACAAGCTGGGTTACAAATCACATTAGGACAGAATTCAACAATAAAAGTCAGTCCTTGTGTGCTAGATCCTGTTGAATTTACTGTCACTGATCATCAGGTCTTTGACCATCCTAAATTAGTAGAATTTAGACAGCGTAATCAACAATCACAGCAACTAGAAGGGCATTGTGCAGCCTGTGAAGAATGTGCCTGTACTGGCCTACGCGGCCGTAATCGTAGCAGTTCCAATATGCTCTATGTTAAAGATGAGCTATTATATGAACAACAGGGTCCTAAACTCATAACATTCAAATTGGATTATGTCTGTAACCTAGCCTGTGTTACCTGTGGTCCAGAGTTAAGCACCCGCTGGCGCAGTATAGTGCCATATAAAGGCCCTACTTACGCCGATGAAGACCTAATTAGATCTACTATTCGCAACATTAATCTAGAACAGTTAGAAACAGTACACATCTTTGGCGGCGAGCCCTTGCTAACTCGCACACACGAAATTATCCTGGAAGAACTATCTGCCTATGGTAAGAATATAACTGTTTGGTATGATACCAATGCCACAGCCTATCCCAGCGAACGTACTTTGGAGTTATGGTCAAAGTTTCATTTGGTTAGACTAAAGTTTAGTATCGATGGTGTAGGATCTAGTTTTGAATATCTACGTTGGCCTGCTAAGTGGTCGCAGGTAGAAGATAACATACTTAAAATGTATGAAAACTTGCCAGTAAATCACATGCTAAGTGTGCGTCCTGCAATGGGATTCTTAAACTTTCATTTGGTTAAAGACATACTTGCATGGCAACAATCTGTTATTCCTACTAATAGACTAGGTGATCTAACAGAGTTTGAGTATACTCCTGTATACGGAATTTATAATGCCAGCAACATGCCACAGGCCATGGTTGACGAACTGCGTACAATGTATCCCGAGAATGATCCTTTGTTTGATATCTTACCACCATTGGCCAATAATCCAGATCAATTGATAAAGATTCGTATGGATCTAGAACGTTTAGATCAACAAAGAAAACTTAACTGGCAGAATTCCTTGCCTCATCTAATACCTTACTTAACCTAGGCAAATAATCGTTTATACTAATACCTTTAAGTTGGTCTTGGTGTGTGATTTCGGTAAGAAACTTATTATACAAACATGCATCAACAGGCCTATCAAAGAATGATGCCAGGTCCGGATATGTTAATTTAACTGATTCTGGTAATACACTGGGGTGAAAGTGCAGAGGAAAAGATACAACATTGTGATTGAATGGTAATTGGTTGTTATTAAACCAATCAACAGTTTCACGGTAGTATAATACATTTAAATTACTAATAGTATAACTAACAGAAATAGACATATTAGCTCTACGATAGAATCCTATATTATCTAATAGATCAGACCATTTAAGCGGATAGCGTAGATATTCAAATACAGGACCGACTCCGTCAATACTTAGGTTCATATCTATGTGTTTAAACTGTGTAAGAATATCTTTTTGATGCTGAGTTAATTGTACAGATCCATTTGTGGTAATGACTATTTGACATGAGGTATTGTTGACTGCTATGAGTTTTTCTAATATCTCAAAGTTTTTTCTTTCATATAAAGGTTCGCCGCCTACAAAATTTAACATAACAATTTCTTTATAGTCGAGTGAATCTATAATAGATGGTTTAATAAATTGGTATGTTTTTTGTTTAGTTAAGGTAGCCCAAGCTGAACTATGTGTTGCACTGCAGGTTACGCAGGTACTATTACATACATTAGACGTGTATAATTTAATAATTCTAGGAACTGTCTTGCCTGCAACAACAGATTTTTTAACTAGGTCGATATCAATATTGGCATAGTAGTCATATGCAGAATTCTTTAGTTGACGATCGCTGGTACGCCCTTGGTCTTCTAAAGTCCAACACTTTTGACAAGCAGTTGGTCGCTGTCCATCAAGCATTTCTTGTTGGATACGCGGAATATTAGCAGTCTGTGGCAGTAAACAACATGGTGTAGTTTGGCCATTAGCTAAGTACTCTATACCATAGAATGGTAGCACACAGAAGGAATCATTCATTGTGTTATATTTAACTTTGTGTTATACTATAAGAAATAAATTTGTAATAAATAATATAAATTGGAGTAAGACCTTTGCAAAAGCGCACTCGTAGCATACTAACTGAGTTAGATGAACTCTTAGTACATAAGGACAAAGCGAATCTAATAGAGACTCGCGCTAATAACATCATTAATGGTGCTATTAACCTTATCAATCACATACGTGAAAACTATGACGCCGAACAAGCAGGCGAACTAGAACGTCGTTTGCTTAATGCCATTAAAGGCCAAGATCCAGCAAAATTCAGCCGTGGCATTAGGAAGTTAAAAGATGAAGATTAATGAAGTTGCAGTAAACAAGAACCAATACCTGTATGAAGGTCTGGCACCTAAATACAAAAAATCTATGCAACTATGGGAAAGTGTTGGTTCTGTTATTGCTGAGGCACAGCTATCTCCACAACAAATTTCAAATCTATTTCAACAAATTGAACAAGGCGCAATCGCCGGCGGCAATAATAGAACAATTATCGGCAAGGGCAAAGACGTAGCCACTGCAGTACAGGCCGCATACAAAGACCTAGTAGGTAAAGTACAAAACAGCGGCCCAATGCAGAATGTAGATGCGGCATATAATGACGTTGCTAACAAATTAAAAACAGCCACTGGTGGTGATCAAGGTGTAATGCAATATGTACAAAAGTACAGAGACTTTGCTAAAGCACACCCTACAGCACAAAAATTAATCTACGCCGCATTAATTGCGGCCGCAGGTATTAGTGGTGCTGGAGCAGGCGGAGCAGCCGCGCTTGGCCTACTAAAAATGACTGACAAGTTATTGCAGGGTGAGAAATTTAGCACCGCAGTGGGACAGGGAATTAAAACTGGTGGTATGGCCTATGCCGCAGGCCAAGTTGGTAAGGCTGTACAGGGCAATCAACCACAAACAACTACTACAACACTACAACAACATACAACTGGACTACAGCCAGCAAGTCCTTGGGATATTCCTGCCGGTGTTAAGAAAGAATTTCCGTTGGATAAATTTACATATAAAACTGATGGCATAGATCTTAATATATACAATCAAGCAGGTAAATTAGTAGCTACAAGACCCGGTGTTGATGCTATGAACGAAAGCATTGATCGTGATATGACTCTGCGTATGTGGTCATTGAATGAAAGCCTAGGACGTAGACGCAACAGTGTTCATCTAACAGAATCAGGTGTATTACAACTGTTTGTTTTAGTTGAAGGCGAAGGTTGGGATACATTTAAATCAGGTGCTAAACAGGCATTTGGTGGAATCGCTGGCATGGCTAAAGGAGCCGCTACAGGTGCTAAAAATATTGCATCACCTTATGCCCAAGCTGCAAAGGAAAAAGCTGCCCAATTTGGTCAAAATATGACTAATAAAATTACACTTGATAAACTACAATCAGCATGGAAAGCGGCTGGTAGTCCAACTGACAGTGATGCAATTGCCGCAGCGTTAAAATCTGCAGGTGTTAGTGACGAAGATATTGCACAAGCATACAAGTCAATGAATATACCTTATGC